AGACTATTTTGAATATAAGTTAAGCCCCTTAGAAATCAGATACACAGAGAGAGGAAATAAATTTATATTTATGGGAGTTGATGATCCGCAAAAAAGTAAATCAATAGTTGATTCAAGTTTTCCAATTACAGAATATTGGTTTGAGGAATTAGCCGAATTTAAAAATGAAGATGAAGTAGAAATGGTACTTGATTCAATATATAGAGGAAAGTTAAAAGATAATTTAAGGTATAAAGGTTTTTTCTCTTATAACCCACCAAAAATGAAGCATAATTGGGTAAATAAAAAATATGAATATACTTTTAAAGAAGATGATGAAATATTTGTACACCACTCAACTTATCTTGATAATCCATTTATTTCAGATGATTTTGTAAAAAGAGCTGAAACAGTAAAGTTAAATAACCCTATGAAATACAAACATACATACTTAGGAGAACCTATTGGAAATGGAATAGTTCCTTTCGATAACTTAGAAATTAGAACTATTAGTAATGAAGAAATAAAAGGACTAGATAGATTTAGAAATGGAGTTGACTGGGGCTATGGAGTTGATCCAATGGCATTTGTTCGTTGGGGATATGATAAGAAAAAGAGGATAATTTATGCTATTGATGAATTTTTTGGAGTAGGAATTAAAAATAGAGAGTTAGCTGCTTTTATCATATCAAAGAATTATGATGAATTAGTTATGTGTGATAGTGCTGAACCAAAAAGTATAGATGAACTTAGAGAATATGACATCAGTGCCTCAGGTGCTAAAAAAGGAGCAGGAAGTGTTGAATATGGAGAAAAATGGCTTGCAGATTTAGAAGCAATAGTAATTGATCCAAAAAGAACACCAAATATTTCTCGTGAGTTTGAAATGATAGATTATGCAACTGATAGAGATGGAAACGCTTTACCTCGTTTGGAAGATAAGAATAATCATAGTATAGATGCAACTAGGTATGCTTTTTCAAATGATATGAAAAAAGGAAAGTATGTTTATGAGTGTTAGAGAATGGATAAAAAAATGGTTTTTTAAAGATTGTTCAGTGATGACAGATGACAATGTAAATTTTAATCCAACTGATTATACAGCAAATATAGAATATAAAGCTGCTTTTATGCTTCCAATGTCTAAGAAAATACAGGCTTGTCAAAACATAACTATGGCAGTTTATAAAAAGACAAAAGATGGAAAAGGAAAGGATTTAGTTAAAGAACATGTGCTAAATGATTTGTTCAATATGATAAATCCTAATACTTCCTTTCAAGATTTTCTTGATTATCTCCTTGTATGGCTAGAAGGCAGTGATAATGGAGTTCTTTTAGAAGTTATAAAAGGAATCCCTTCTTTAAGACCTGACTTATATGTTCATTCCCCTTCAAATTTTACTGTCTATTTTGAAGGTAGACGAATAAGGGAAATAAGAATAAATAATCCATATAGGTCAATTGTAGGAGATGAGTTAAAAAACTATATGTGGATAAGAAGTCCAAACTACTTGAATATAATAGATGGAATAAATTCAAGTGGAATAGGAAGTGGATATACAAAGCATAATTCTATGGCTATGTATGGAGCATATAGTGAACAGGCTTGGAAGTGGAATTGGAGCCTTGCTAAAAATCTTGGGAAACCAGGAGGAATTTTACAGACTGAAGGAGTCGTAGACAAAGAGGATAGAGAGGAAATAAAAGCAAGATATGCAGCACATTATGGAGGTTCTGATAATGCTGGAAAACCTATTGTACTTGGTTCTGGATTAAAGTACCAAGACACTTCAAGAGCACCGATTGACAGTGATTGGTCTACTGCTGAGCAAAAAGCACATGAAAGAGCAGCATTAGCAAGTGGGGTTCCTGCCGAGCTTGTTGGAGGTGGAGAAAGTACATATCAGAACAGAAAGCAAGCTAAAAAAGAACTCTATCGTGAAGCAGTTATTCCATTTTTCAATAAATTAAAAAGTTGGTTAAATTATTTATTTTCAGAGTATTTAAAAAATGGAGAGTTCATTGACTATGATTTAAGTGGGGCAGACGAGCTTAAAGAAGACATTGGAGATGTCATAACAAAACTTGAACCTTTGAAAGATAGATTGACTATAAATGAATATAGAAAAATAGTATCTTTATTAACTGATTTAAGTTTAGGAGATGTTGAAGGTGGAGATGTTCTTTTAGTAAATAGTGGAGTAGCAACACTTGATGAAACAATAACTCCAACAACAACCGAAGGAGAGGAAGTTGATGATATTTGAAAAAGGAAGTTAAGAAAATAAGAACTTTGAAACTATTGGAAAAAAGATTAACTGCGAGAAATAAAAAAATAATAGATAAAATTTTTAATGAATTTAAAGAAAAAATTGTAATTGATAATGCTAGTAAAAATGACTTAAAAATTATTATTGACATAGATTATGAATGGTTAAGAAGAAAAATAAAGAGTGGTTTAGAAACACTATATACTTTTACATTCGAGAGTACTTTAAAAAGCTTTCAAAACATATACAATAAAAAAATAAAAAGTAACACAATGAAAGGAATAAAAGATTATTTCTTAAAAAAATGGAATAAAAAAAATGCTGCAAAGCAAGCAACTAGAATTAGTAAAACGACTCAAATAAAATTAAATAAAATTATTACAACTGGTCAAGAAGAAGGAATAAGTCATAATGAAATGGTTGAAAAAATAGTAAAGGAAGTTAATGGAATGACTGCACAGAGAGCAAGTACAATCGCTCGGACAGAAACAAGTAAATCTATAAATGCAACAAGTTTTGAAACAGCAAAAGGAATAATGAAAGAAAAATGTTGGATTCATGTTGGTGGAAAAAAGATGTATAGAGCTCATCATAAAGCTATTAGTGGAAAATGGGTTGATATTAATTATAAATGGAAGTTACAAAATGGAGTAGAAGCACTCTATCCGCATGAAGATGGACTTCCAGCATCAGAAGTTGTCCGTTGTTCTTGTTTAATAATTTTTAGATAAAAGGAGATAACATGCCAAAGAGAAAAAAATATAAAATTAAATTTTCTGATGAAGTTTTAAATTTTAAATGTAATCTTGCAGAATTTAAAGAAGATGAAAATTCTAAAGGCAAATTTAAAGGACTTTTAGTCAACATGCAAGGAGATAATACAGCAAAAGGTATTTACAGATTTAAAACTGGAAGTATGAAAAAAAATGATGGTAAAAAGTTATTTTTACAATATAACCATGAAGGTTCTCTAATTCCAATTGGAACTTTAATTGGAAAAGAAACTAAGGAAGGGTTTGAAGTAGAAGGAACATTTCACTTACAGAAAGATGAAAATGGAGCATATATAAATCCTGAAGCAATGAAAGTTTATTCATTAATGAAAGACTTAGGTGCAGAATTTGAGATGTCTGTTGGTGGAGTTATGACAAAGTATAAAGATTATGTTGAAGATGGGAAATATTATATTGATATTTTAGAATTTGATGCTTATGAAGGAAGTTTAACACCTAAAGCAGCAGTTCCAGGAAGTAAAGTAACAAGAGTTTTTGGAGAAGAAAATATAGGAGGAAAAAGAATGGGAAAAGAGGAATTAATTGCAATATTTACAGGACTTTTAGAAACATTTAAAGCAGATTTATTAAAGGCAGGAACAGATGAGGAAATAGCAAAATTGCCTGGTGAATTTTCAAAACTTACAGAACAATTTAATGGATTAAAAGATAGTTTAGAAAAAGATTTAAAAGAAAATTTTTCTAAACAAATTAATGAATTAAATGATGTATTAAAAGGATTAAAAGCAGATTTTAAAGCAACTGAAGAAGAAGTAGATGATGCTACACAATTTAAAGCAATGTTGCTAAATGTTAAAGATAATGGACAAAAGAATGAAATTGTCTTTAATGAAGACAGTAAATTAGAATTTAAAGATATGACAGTAGGAGATGGTAAAACAGGTTCTACTACAGGAAAAGCAATAGTAACAACAACAATAGTAAAAAAGATTTTAGAAAGAATACAAGATTCTAATCCAGTTCTAAAGGATATAACATTTATTACTACTGATGATGCTGGAATAACAATTCCAAGAGAAATGGCTGGTTTACCCGAAGTTGGATGGGTAGGAGAAGTTGAAGAAAGAAAAGATACTGCTGTTACAAAAGTTGACAATATAACTGTAAATATATTTCAATTATATGCTTTACCTGTTGTCACAAATAAGCTTTTAGCAACAAATTATGTTGGCTATGCAACATTCTTATTAAAGAGAGTAGAATATGCTCTTGGCTTGAAGTTAGCAAATTCTGTTTTTAACGGAAGTGGTACAAATATGCCATTAGGAATTTTACAGGATACTGCTGTAACAAATCAACAAGAAATTGACACATCTGATGATGCAAAATTTATAGAAAGTATAATAGATATCTATTATTCAATTCCTACTGATGTTGCTAAAGAATCAAACTGGTATATAAGAAGAGAAACATGGCAACAAATTAGTAAATTAAAAAATACTAACAAAGATTTTTACATAACAGATTTAAACACAGGAAATACAAGAACATTAATGTCAAGACCTGTTGAATTAATAGAATCAGAAGGTTCTGGATTAAAAACATTAAAAGAAGCAGTTGCAACAACAGATCCAGTTATGGTTTTTGGAAATGTTAAAGAAGGACTTTTAGGAATAGAAAATCCAAAGATGACTATGAAGCTAGAAGATCAGATAACATCGAAGGGGTTAACTAAATATTATATGGAGAAAGGTGTAGGTGTTGGGGTACAACTTCCTGAATATTTTGTAAAAGTAGTGAAAAAAGCCTAGTAAAAAAGCTCCTGGTATTTCTATATCAGGAGCTGAATCAGGAGCTGAAAATAGGAGTAAGTGATGGATAAAGAATTAGGATATGACTTAAATATAGCTAAAAGTCTTACAGGAATAGAAGATGAAGAGCTTTTAAAATTTTATATAAATAGTGTAATTCTTAAAATTGAAAGGATTATAGGTTATAAGCTATTAAAAGCCAAAATAACAAATTTGATTAGTGGACTTAATACAAATTATGTATTTCTTCCTGAAAAGAAAATTGAACAGGTTTTGAACGTTAATAGAGGCTGTAAAATACTTCCATTTAGTTATATTAACAGAAAAGTAATTTTTGATGAAATAATTTCTAAAAATTCTTATGTTGAAATTCAATATATTGCTGGGTATGATGAAATCCCTTCAGATGTTCTTCTTTTTATTTGTTCAATAATTAAAGAGAATATAACAAATGAAGATGGATTAAAATCTTATGCTATAAGAGGAATAAGCTATACTTTTCTCAATAAAATAGAACAGTCAGATAATTTTGTAAGAGGAGTAAGAGATTTATTTGGAGTTGTAGAAATATGACAATTTTAGATATTTGTAAAGAAATTGACTACTTAGCTAATCACAGAGTTGAAATTGGAATTCTAGCTATTGATAGAGATAAAAAAGGAAAAGAGAATAAAGCTACAATTCTTCAATATGCTATATGGAATGAATTTGGAACTAAATATATTCCTGCTAGACCATTTATGCGTAACGCTTTGGATAATAACAAAGAAGCTATAAGTAAATTAATAAAAAATGCTGTT